TTTTAAATCGCACCTCTGGGCCAGTTGACCGTGACAATTGCATTGTCTACGGTGTCAAGGTGCTTGGATTCAATTCTCAAAACGGAAGAATATACGAACGGCAAGCAGTTCAAAATGCCGTCAGTCTCTACGAAAATGCACCTGTGAATAAAGACCATAAGGTTGATGCTCCTTCATTCTCGGATCGTCTTGGATGGTTGCAGAATGTCAGGCTGAAACCGGATGGTTTGTATGCGGATTTCAAGTACAATCCCCATGCTGATGGTATTGAGTCATTTCTTTGGTTCGCTGAAAACAACGGCCTTGGTGATGTTGGATTCAGCCACCTCTTTAGTGGCAAATACCTGATTGATCCAGATGGCACTGAGCGTGTAGTCAGGATCAACAGGGTCAGGTCAGTAGACCTGGTTGCAAATCCAGCGACTACGACAACGATTTTTGAGTCTGAAGTTCCTTCAAAGATTAAAAAGTTGAAGGACGAAGGTTACCCACAGGATCAAGCGGTTGCCATCGCCTTGGATATGGCCAAGAGTGGTGATATCGCTGAAGAGGAAGGATTTAGTCCTCCAGAAGAAGTCAGGAATAATGCTGCGAGGGGATTGGAACTTCGAGACAAGCATAATCGTGGTGGAACAGAAGTAGGAGTTGCCAGGGCAAGGGATTTGTCAAACGGCAAAAGTATTCCTGCTGACACGATACAAAGAATGGTGTCTTATTTTGCGAGACACGAAGTGGATAAAAAAGGAGAGGGTTGGGGGAAAGATTCCGCTGGATACATTGCGTGGCTTCTCTGGGGTGGAGATGCCGGGAAAAGTTGGGCCAATTCAATTGCTGATAGGCTTGATGATAACACTAGCAAGGAGAGTACCGTGAAGAACGATAAAATGATGCAAGAAGAAAATCCTGTAAAGGAAATGTATAAGGAGGAAGCTCCAAGTGCTGCACCCACGGAAGAACCTTCTGCTGAACCGACTCAGGAAAAACCGACTTCTGATATGCTCAAGCAAATCATGGACATTTGCGTTGGCGAAGGCACTGGAGAGGACAAGGGGAAAAAGATCCTTGACCTGATCGCTGCTGCAACCGGACTTGGTGGTTCCAGCGAACCAACCGCTGAGACTACTGATGTCACCGGGAATCCAACCTCTGGAACTCCAGCCCAGGCAAAGACGGATGATGATGGCGAAGAAAAAGATGACATGGAAGAATCAATCAACGAACTCAAGGAATTGAGGAAGTGGAAGGAAGAAAAACTCAAGGAAGAAAAGATCCTTGGGTTGATCAGCGAAAGCAAACTTGAAGCAACCCCTGTCTTTGTCAAGCAACTTGCATCAATCGATGAAACCCTCTGGGCCGAAGCGATTGATGACAGGAAGAAAGTTGCATTGTCAAAGGCGAGCGTGAAGCCAGTTAGTTCGATTGCAATCCAAGGCGAATCGAGCTACAAGCAGTTCTTGGAAAATGTCCTTGGAAAGTAAAGCCATCATTAAGGAGTCCTATCAATGGCGATTACTTATTCTTTCGGTGCGACTAATCCTGTGGTGGCTCCCGTTGCCACTGACAAGGCGATCTCGGTTGGAGATCTTGTAGCACTTTCTTCTGGAAGTGCGATCTCTGCCCTTGATTTTCCTTGGGATACAGATTTGGCAACCACCCAAGAAAATTTTGCGGGTGCTTTCCTTGGAGTTTCCGGTCAATTGAAGCGAGATGATATCGCACTTGTATACGGTAATTCCGTTGCGAATCAGATCCGAATCGATTGCTCTGGAATTTATGAGGGAACTTACACTGGTTCCGCTCTCCTAGTTGGCGATTTCGTTGGGCCAACATCGGTGTCTAATGTGCTTCAGCCTCAGTCATTGGTAAAGGTAGCGAGTGTTGACCTTGCCATTGGAACTGTTGTCGAAGCTCTTTCCGGTACTGGCACTGTGAAGTTCCAGTTGTTGTCTGCTAAAAACCCTGTGGCCCGATAATCCACAACTTTTTAAGGAGATTTTAGAATGAAGAGTCTAGGTAAAAAGCTGAAGGAATTTGGCCAACAGAATGGTTTGGCAAAAACCAAGCAGTATTTCTCGGAATCAATCGCCAAAGGCGATATCAACCCCAGAGGCATTTCCCTTCGTGGTCTTGCTGAAGGAATCATTGGTGACGATTGGGCCGATCAGCTTAATCGTTTCAATGGCCCTGACCGTGTGTTCATGGAAGCAACTGAAGCAGTTGATGCTTCTAACTTCGCTGCCATCACTGGTCAGATCCTCATCACCACGGTTCACGAAAAATACAAGTTGGCATCGTTCATCGGTGATCAGCTTGTATCCAGCATTCCTGCTGGCCAGAACCTTTCCAGTGAGATCATTCCGTGGTTGAGCGACATCAGTCCTTCACCAGATACTGTTCAACCTGGGATGCCTTATCCTCAGACCCAGTTCAGTGGTAACTATGTACGAATCCCGGCAATCGAAAAGGTTGGTAGGATTTGTGCGATCACCGCTGAAATGATCTACAGCGATAAGACTGCACAGGCATTGGCTTCCGCTGAGTCTGTTGGAAACTATTGCGGTTTGGTTCGTGAAGAACGAATCTTGAACACCGTGCTTGGTTTGACCAACAACTATGTGTATGGAACCGCTGCTGGTTCTGAATCCACCTTGAATACCTATTCGACTACCGCTCAATCCGGTATGACCTATGGGTTTATCAACAAGGTTGGTTCCTATGCACTTTCCAACTGGGCATCTATCAACACGCTAGAACAATTGTTCTACCAGATGAAAGATCCCAACACTGGCAAGCCAATCGATATCTTTGGCCCCGGTATGCAGATGTTGGTAATGCCTTTCCAGAAGTATTCTGCTTCCAGGATTCTTAATCCTGCAACTACCACTAAGAATGGGCCTTATGCCACTTCTGGTGATGTTGAGCAGTTGGAAAGCCCAAATCCATTGGATAACAACTATGGTATTCTCACATCCGCTCATGCGAGAAACCTGTTGGTAACCAGTGGTATTTCAGCAACCAACGCTGACAAGTATGTTTATCTTGGAAACTTCAAGAAAGCTTTCGTATGGCGAGAAGCCAAGCCGATGGAAGTTGTCCAAGCTCCCGCCAATAACTGGGCAGAATTCAACCAAGACATCGCTGTTGCGATCAAGGCTTCTTGGTGGGGTTCCGCTGGTGTTATGGATCCTCGTTATGTTGTTCAAGGTGTTCCAACCTAGGAAACCTCCCTGTGATGCTAGGGGTCATTTCTTGGCCCCTGGCATTATTTTTTAGGAGTAAAAATGCCAACTCCAGCAGAAAACCTTCTGACAATAAGAAACAACTATATAAACGCATTAGTGGAGGATTCCGCAAATCCTCAACCTTCCTATTCATGGGAAGGTGTTGCTGTTTCCAGGACTGAGTGGAGGCAGCAGACTCTTCAGCATATCACGCAACTAAATAAGTTGATGACTTATGTGAATCCACAGGAATTCAAAACCCAGTTCATGTAAGAGGTAATATGCCAACGCTAGATCTGTCTCAAGAATTTGTTGTGTTTGATAATCCAGAGGTCTTGAATCTCAAGAATCCTGATAATACAACTGCGACTACGAATTATGGGTTTAGAAGAGCATTGACTCTTGGTTATACGGATCAAAGTGGTGTTGCGAAGATAGAAAGCATAACAAGATTTTTAGTTTGGAAAGAAAACATCAAGCCATTTAAGCCAACAATCGATTGTGAAATAACTGACACAAGTGCTATTAAGTATTATGTAAACAGCGTGGACAATAACGGAAATAGAGAATATTACGCATTAGATTGCACTCAACAGAGTTGAAAATGAATAGAAGAGTCCATAGAACTGTAAGACCGATAATGACCGCAAATCCTGCGGATCGTTACACTACGATCATGGACACTGTTGCACAAAAAGTTGTTGATCTTGGATATACCGTTTATAAGCGTAAAGGTGCTGTGATCAGGGAGACAGATACCTTCCCATGTGTAGTTATAGCACCATCGGATGATGGCGAGGAATTAGGTATTGAGACAATGGGTGGATTAACTGAATTTCTTTATTCAATAAGAGTTTATTACATTCAAGAATATGCCAGGGATCTGGTGTATACGGATCTTGATGACAGGTACAAGATCAGGAAAGAAATATATCAGATAAGCCAGTATCCAAGTTCACTCAGTCCATCAAGAATAATGATCAAAGGAATTCAACCATTTTCGGTTAATAGCAACCCGAATACAGTTTACAATGTTACTGGTTTTAAGGTATCATATGGGTTCATGGAGCAGGGTTTAGTATAACTCAAGGAGTCATCACATGGCAGCGGTAACAAATTATTTTTTAACAGGGAAAATAGCCTTGTTCAACTTGGCTAGAACCGATGGCACAGCGGGTGTTGGGGTTCTTCCGGTTACTACGGCAACCGTTGATACAAAAATAGATACTCCTGATGCATCAAGTTTTGCCACTGGTGGTTACACAGGTCTTGTTCCTGGGATTATTAGTGCTGAAATTTCTGTTGAAATACTTTATGACAAAGTTGCTCTTCCACCAATTTTTGCTGGTATGAAAGCTGATGTTGAACTTGCTCCAACAGGTGGTCGTGCTGGATTTTTGGCAACTTCTCCAACAAGCACTGAAGCTACACTTGGAACAAATGAATATGGGCCTTATGGTGGAACACCATTGACATTTATTTTTGAAAATTGCACCGTTACCCAAGTAACTTATGATGTTCCAGTCAAAGATGTTCAAAAAGTCAAAGAAAAAAGCGGTATCACCCATGATTATTTTTTAAGCAATGAATCCTATGATGATGCGGTCACTTATCTGC